TTCGCCACGGGCGCTGCCCAGCAGATCGCGATTGAACCGTAATGCAGCACATTGCAACCATACCCATAAACAGGAACCCCATGATCAACCTCACCCTCTCTCAAGACGAAGTACAGGCCCTCGGCGCACTGCTGGATGTAGCCGTGAAGGCATCCGGCATCCAAGGTGCCAAGGCCGCAGTGCCGCTCTTCGCCAAACTGGAAGCCGCAGTGGCCGAAGCCAACGCAAAGCCCGAACAGGAGACTGAATAATGGCAATCCTTTTCTTTGGGGTGAACGGCCCCACACTTGATCTTCGTGAAGACCTCCAGATCGCAGACACTGACGCGCCTCGCATCATGGCCTATCTTATGGCATCGTCCTTTGGAACCGTGACTGAAAACGTCATCACCGACATTCCCGACCAGAACTGGACGCCAGCGCCTGAGCAGCCGGAAAGCGACCGCCCCATGATCTTTGACCCGGATTGGGTTGCCGACGAGGGCCAGACCGAAGATGACCGTCCCCTGATCCCTGACGCCACGTGGACGCCCACGCCAGCGCAGACCGAAGCCGACCGTCCGACAACCCAGCAGCAGTCTTGGGTCTCTCGCCCAGCTACGCCTGAGGAGACGGCAGAAGCCTATGCCCGGTCAGTCCTTGCATCCCTGCTTGACGCTACCGTCGCCTTTGAGAAGGCACAGGCGGCACAGGCTGCTGCCAATGCCGTGGCTCCAATTGTTCCAGTATAATACTTGCGGATTACAAATCCCGTGGTAGAGTAACACAATGGCTGCTGGACTGAGCATATTCCGTGTAGTATCTAACGATGAACTTGCCCGTCAGGAGCGAGAGCAAACTGATCGTGAACTACAGGCTCGGCAGAACAGTTCACTCATGCTTGGCATCGTGGACTATCTGCGCGAGTGCTGGGATGCTGCAAGGATTTCCAAGAAGCCCATAGAAGACATCATGCTCACCGCCATGCGTCAGCGCAACGGCGAGTACGAACCGGAGAAGCTTGCCGCCATCAAGCAGCAGGGCGGCTCCGAAACCTTCATGATGATCACGGAAGTGAAGTGCCGCGCCGCCGAAAGCTGGCTGCGCGATATCCTGCTGGATACAGGCACGCCCCCGTGGGACATCAGCCCTACGCCAATTCCTGAATTGTCACCTGCGCAGTTACAGGAAATCAAGGCGGCGTTTGCCGACATGGTCGCACGCCTGCTTCAGGAAGAACTCCGCGCCATGACGCCGTCCGAAGTGGCGGAAGCGAAGGAAGCCATCTCGCAAGAGTATCGCTTCAAGATGTTGCAGGCAGCGCAGAACCGCGCTGACAAGATGAAGCACAAGATTTCCGACCAGTTCGCAGAGGGCGGCTGGGCTGAGAGCTTCAACGATTTCATCACCGACCTCGTTACCTACCCCGCAGCCATCGTCAAAGGTCCGGTTGTGCGCCGTCAGCGCACCCTTGGGTGGCAGCAGGACGCCTCTGGGCGCACGGTAGCCGTTCCGGTGGACAAGATCGCGCCGGAATACGAGCGCGTTGACCCGTTCTACTTCTACCCGGAGCCGGGGATTTCCCGCATTCAGGATGGGTATTGCTTCCAGCACCACCCCTTGACCCGCACGATGCTGGCCGATCTCATCGGGATGCCCGGTTACGATGATCAGGCCGTTCGCAAATTGCTCGAAGAGGGCAACGGAAGCTCGTGGATCAACCAAGATATCGAGTTGATCAAGGACGAGGAGGAGCGCAAGTACCACACGGAGATGCGCCCGACCCAGATTTTCGACGCACTTGAGTTTTGGGGCAAGGTTTCCGGCAAGATGCTCCGTGAGTGGGGCATGTCGGAGGACGAAGTACCCGACGCAGCCCTTGAATACGATGCGAATGTGTGGGTTTGCGGCAATTACGTACTGAAAGCGGTCCTTAACTACGACCCGCTGGGTGAAAAACCCTACGCGAAGACCTCGTTTATCAAGTGTCCGGGTGCATTTTGGGGTAAGGGTATCCCCGAAATCATCGAAGACCTTCAGAATGTCTGCAACGCAGCGGCCCGCGCCCTCGTCAACAACATGGGTATCTCGTCTGGACCCCAAGTTGAGGTCAATCTGGAGCGTATCCCGGCCAACGAGGACATCACCCAGATTTATCCGTGGAAAATCTGGCAGGTTACCAACGATCCGACCGGGTCTAGCGCCCCGGCAGTGCGTTTCACGCAGCCGGAAGCCAATGCGACCATGCTTATGGGCGTCTACGAGCGGTTTTCGCGCCTTGCCGATGAGCATTCCGGCATCCCGGCCTACCTTTATGGCGATCTGAACGTCCAAGGTGCTGGCCGTACGTCCTCTGGCCTCTCCATGCTCATGGGGAGCGCCGGTAAGGGCATCCGTCAGGTGGTCATGCACATCGATAGCGACGTGATCAAGCCGATTGTGGAGCGTCAGTACGTCTATAACATGCGTTATGACGACGATGAGAACATCAAGGGTGATCTCCAGATCATGCCGCGCGGTGCGATCAACCTCGCCAACCGTGAGACGATGAATGTACGCAGGATCGAGTTCCTGAACGCGACCGCCAATCAGGCAGACATGGAGATCATGGGTCCTGAAGGCCGCGCCGCGCTGCTGCGCGAGGTCGCTAAGAGCTTGCAAATGCCTACAGAAGATATTATACCTTCGCGCGAGACAGTTGCCCTTATGCAGCGCCCGTCGAAGGGACAGCCGCCGCAGGGCGGCGGTAAACCGACTCCGACACAGCCTGACGGTTCTCCCAAAGGGGGGCAGCAGGCCAACGTCGTTTCAAGTAATGCGTCTGGAGGGGCACCGTGATCCGCCCCACTGACGAGGTTGTGAAGGCTATGGCCCTCATTGTGAGGCAGTACCCGCAGGTACTGACCTTTCTCAAGGAGTGGAAGACCCACGAACTCGAACAGCTTCCATTCGCTTCAGGTGCTTCGGCAGTGTCACAGGGGCGCTGCCAAGTATTGGCCGAACTCGTGAAGTTGGCTACAAATTCCCCTGATTTGGCGGCAAAGCAGCCACGCTCGCCGACCAACCCTACGCATACCGGATAGGAGCGTATTAAATGGCAATGCCTGAACAACTTCGTAAGCAGGTTGAAGCTGCGGAAGAGAAGATGAAGGAGATTTCGGGGTCTCAGGAGGTCGATGCGACCGATCCTGATGGCGCATCCGCGTCTTCGGATACTTCCACTTCTCAGGCTGACGATGCTCACAGGACCGTTCAATCTTCTGGAGCCTCTGAGCAAGGCACCAAGGAAGACCCGAACTCTGACACGTATGCCCAGCGTTGGCGTACGCTTCAGGGGCAGTTTAACGCAGAAGTACCGCGATTGCGGGGCGCAAACAAGGATTTGCAGGCCCGTGTCGCCCAGTTGGAGAACCTTCTTTCGACAGTCAACAGTGCTCCACCCGTCGCTGCGCAGGCAGCATCGCAGTCCGCGCAGAAGTTCGTGACTGACGACGACGTGGCCGAGTACGGCGAGTCGATTGATATGATGCGCAAGGTAACCCGTGAGGAAGTTGGCTCTATGCTGGGTAAGATCGCCCAGTTGGAGAGCACCATCCAGCACCTTACGAATAACGTGGCCGGTACAGTAATTCCGCAGGTCCAGCGTGTTGCTCAGCAGCAGGCTGCGTCTACGGAAGAACGGTTCTGGTCTAACCTCGCGCAGCGTGTACCCAACTGGCAGCAGATCAACAACGATCAGGACTTCCAGTCTTGGCTGTTGGAAGTTGATCCGCTGACGAATACTTCTCGTCAGACCCATCTGGAGATCGCCCAGCGTGATCTGGATGCGAACCGTGTCGTTGCGTTCTTCAACGCCTTCACGTCGGCGTCTGGCAAGTTTGCGCCACAAGCGAATGCTCAACCTAATCGGTCTGCTTCAGAGTTGGAGCGGCAGATTGCCCCCGGTCGCGCACGCGGCTCTTCGGGTGCCTCTGCTGGTCAGACCGCGAAAACCTATACCCCGGAAGACATCAAGAAGTTCTTCAACGATGTCCGTTCTGGCAAGTACAGGGGCCGCGAAACTGAGCGTGACCGTGTTGAACGCGACATCTTCGCAGCACAGCGGGATGGACGCATCATGCAAGCAAGCTAAATCTAGGAGACTACCATGTCTTTCCCCGTCGCCTCTGGTCGCCCGAACTACTCGGGCAACTTCATTCCCGAAATCTGGTCGGGCAAGCTCATCCAGAACTTCTACGACTCGACCGTCTTGTCGGCCATCGCCAACACGGACTACGAGGGCGAAATCCGCCGCATGGGTGATACCGTGAACATCCGCACCACGCCGGAAATCACGATCAAGACCTATGTGAAGGGTCAGACCCTCACCGTCGAGAACCCGGACAAGCCGAAAATCCAGCTCAGCATCGACAAGGGTGAGTACTTCGCCTGCATCGAGGACGACGTGGATAAGGTCCAGTCGGACATCAACCTGATGGATACTTGGTCTAAGGACGCCTCTGAGCGTATGAAGATCAAGATCGATCAGCGTGTGCTGACTGCGATCATCGCTGATGTGGCTGCTGCCAACGAGGGTGCTACCGCTGGCCGCATCTCTACCGATATCGTCCTTGGCACCAACGCATCTCCGGTTGCCATCGACAAGACCAACGTCCTCGATTATCTCGTGGACATGGGGACGGTGCTGGATGAGGCTAACTGCCCGGAGTCTGGCCGCTGGATCGTAATTCCGGCCAAGATGGCTGGATACATCAAGAAGTCCGACCTCAAGGACGCTTCGCTCTCGGGTGATGGCACCTCCATCCTCCGCAACGGGCGTCTTGGCATGATCGACCGCTTCACGATCTACATGAGCCACAACCTGCCCTACACGGTGGACGGTGCAAACCGTGAGTTCGACATCATCGCCGGTCACAAGATGGGCTTCACGTTCGCCTCTCAGATGACCGAGATGGAGACGATCCGCTCCGAGTCCACCTTCGGTAACATCGTGCGCGGCCTTCAGGTCTACGGTTACCAGACCGTGAAGCCGGAAGCTCTGGCCCACGGCGTTATCACGCTCTAATCAGTGGGGGCCTAGCGCCCCCATTCATCCAACTGCTCTGAGGAGATAACTCCATGGCTACCTACACCGACTCCCTTGGCTTCGACAAGGGTTCTACTGGCTTTCACGTTGCGGGTCTGAACAAGATCAGCCGCGTAGAAGTTGTTCTCGACTTTGCCAAGATCACCGCTGCCCGTGTTGCTGCCGCTGCGACGGCGCTCACCTCCGGTGATATCATCGAGGCTATCCCGCTCCCGGCCAAGTCGCTCGTCTTGCGCGTTGGGCTGGACGTGACCACCGCCGAAGGCGGTACGCTCACGATTGACGTGGGTGATGGCTCCGATACGGATGGCTTCCTTGACGGCGTCAATGCCAACACGGTGGCTTCCTATTGCTCCGCGCTGGCATTGACGGAAGCGGCTCCGAATACTGTCACTGGTTACTCCAATGGCAAGTACTATTCCGCTGCCGACACCATCGACGTGGTGATCGTCAACGCTGCCGATGTGGCAGTGATGCGCCTCTGGGCGCTGGTGGTGGATTGCTCGTAATTAGTAAGGGGGCTTCGGCCCCCTTCCTTCCATAGGAGGACTGTATGGTTGGTCACGTCAAAGCTTGGCAGGGTACAGCGGCTGCGCTGATTATACCAACACGTGCCGCCATTCAGAAAGTCGTCGCGTTCCATTCCGCGAGTGCTGACAAAATAACATACATCTATGACCTGAACCGCGCAAATACGGGCGGCGATACAGGCTATGAATGGCATGTGTACGGTAAAGGGACCTTTGAGCTTGAGATGCCTCTTGATGGTGTGATTTTCGAGAGCGGCATTTACGTCGTTCCGGGTGCTAGCACAGTCGTAACTGTCTTTTATAGGAGCGTGTGATGGCGAAAACCCCAGCATGGCAACGCAAGGAAGGGAAGAACCCCAAGGGCGGTCTGAATGCCAAGGGGCGGGCTTCCTACAACGCAGCAAACCCCGGCAAGCCGGGGCTGAAGGCTCCACAGCCTGAAGGTGGGCCACGCAAGGACAGCTTCTGTGCCCGGATGAAGGGCATGAAGAAGAAGCTCACGTCGGCCAAGACCGCCAACGATCCGAACTCTCGTATTAACAAGTCCCTGAGAGCGTGGAACTGCTGATGAAGACCAAGGCCCAGAAGAAAGTCTCCAAGGTGATGCGCGAGTTCAAGGCGGGCACACTCCACAGCGGCGTTGATCCGAAGGGGCCGAAGAAGGCACCCGTGGTCAAGAACCGCAAGCAGGCCATTGCCATCGCGCTGAGCGAGGCCGGTAGGAGCAAGAAGCGGTGAAGAAATCCAAGGTTAACGAGGCCGGGAACTACACCAAGCCGAGCCTCCGCAAGCGCCTGTTCAACGAGATCAAGGGCGCAGCAGTGCAGGGCACAGCAG